CCCCCCGCGCGCTTCTTCGTATGCCTTCTTTACCCACTTGCCGATCTCGCGTCCGTAAGGCGGATTGCAGAAAACCGCGCCGCCGCGATCCCAGCTTTGCGAAAGCCCGTCCGTTTCCGGCGTATAGTAAAGCGGGCATTTTGCCGTTTTGTCTGTCGCCGCCGCGTCAAGCACGAAGCTGAATTCTTCGTTCAGATGGTCGAAGAAGTCTTGCGGCGTACACCAATCCATTTTCTTTGAAGATAGAAGCGCACTATTCACCGCCGCCAGCCTCCTTTTCATCGGAATATACACGGACAACCGCCGCAACCTGTTCAAAGTCCAGATAGACGGGCTTGTTTTCCGTGATCCCTTCAATGTTGTATCCGGTCGCCTGTCCGAAGGCGTTTTGCTGGATCGTGAACTTGTCGCACTTGATAGCGAATTCCGAACCGCTCTTCAAGATAACGCGGATCGTCATTTTAGGCATTGTCCGCCACCTCGCTTTCTTCCTCGACGATCTCACCCGTAGCAGGATCGACGTTCAAGGAATATTGTTCCGGTTCGGCGGCGCGTGCCAGCTCTTTCTCCCGCTCCCGAAGGTCAAGGGAAAGAACGCATTGTTCCGTAAGCCTCTTCAAGTTATCGACAAACTGCTGGCTAATCACGTCATACGGCATAATTACCGCTTGAAGCAGGAAGCCCGCTTTCGCTACGATGTAGGGCGTTCCGCCGGGCGTGATCCGCTCGTATAGCTCCAGCACGTCTAAAATATCGGATACGGGCGAAAGATAGCGGCTTTCGATGAACACAAGCCCGCGTCGCGTCTGCAATGGCTTCAAGGTCTTTCCGGAATATGCGATCGAAATTGCTTCCCGCTCGACGGGCTTTTCGTTTGCGTCCATATCCTCGAAGCTGATTTCCGAAGGAATGCCCGCTACTTGAACGAACCAATCTTCCCGCTGTTTTTCCGGAACGTCGAAGATCGTTAAAAGGCTTTCTTTATCCAGCGCCGGAAGCCCTGTTACCGGATAAGCCGCCGCGCCGTCGCCTATGTACTGAATAACGCCGCCGCTTTCGCCGTATCGCTCATAGATAACGGCATATTTGTTTTTCTTGCAGATCGCCGCGATATTTTTAATCTTCACCTTCCGCCACCTCGCTTTCGTCTGCGTCGTCCCGCTCCGTAATTTTCGGAAGGTCAACGCAGGGAAAACGTACCGCAAGCGCGATTTGACAACCGCAACGCGGGCAATCCATAGCGCTAAACCGCGTCGGCGGTTTTGTCAGCGCGTCCATAAATCCGCGCGGTTCCTCTGCAACGTAGATTTCTTCCTTTGTCGGCGTTGCGCGGTATCCGCAAACGCCGCACGTCTTTTTCTTTGTAAACATATTGAATAGCCCCTTTCCGGTTAATATCTGCCGTAAACCCGAACGACGGTGAAGGGCTTGTCCGCCTTCGTCGCCGTTACGATTGCCGAAGTCATAAAGGATACGCGCAAGAAGTCCCGCGCCGCCCGCTTTGCAAGCCTCCACGTAATCATTCGGGCGTTAGGTTCCTGTATTGCGTCGCCGTCCAGCGGATACTCGCAAATAAGAACCGTATTTCCGAAAGGTCGCCGCGCTGGGCGTTCCTTCATAAATTCTTTGTTGCCCTCTTTGCACTTCACAATTTCAAGCGCCTTCGGGAACTGCCAGCCGCTGTCCTGCTTCTTGTCTTTTGCCATAATTGCCGCCCCTTTCTTCAAAGCTGAACTAAATTCAAAACCGAAATAAGCCGATCCGTAATCTGCTTCCGGTGTAACTCCTTCAAGATCGCTTCTTCGTTCGCGTCGTAGTTTGCGGCAAGCGTTACGAAATACTTTAATTCCGGATTTACCCGTTGCCGAAGTGAAAGACAGAAAAGAAGGCGATCCGTTACTTCCGCTTTGAGCGGATACACGGCAATTTCTCCCGTGCTTTTGTTGATCTCTCTGCAAAGGCATACCATTTCACCCATAGCCGCGCCCCTTTCTAATCGTCGTAAGGATTTTGTAAGCTCCAATCCCACGTTTCAGCGTCTTTCCAGCCGATCGTGAAATGATTGTTCCGTCCGTCCCCTGTGAAGTACAGGTATTCAGCCGGAAGGACGCGCCCGACGTTTTTTTCCCCCGCTTTTTCGGCGTGATAGCGTTTCAGCACGTCAGCCGCCAGCGTCGCAAGCTCCGGAAGAACGGGATAATCCGCCGAATATCCGGCGAACTGATACGGCGCTTCTAAAACCTCCAGCACGGTGTCCGGAAAGCGGGGATCGTCAACGCGGTTCAGCACGCACCAAACGCACGCGGCTTTTTCCATATCCGAAGCGATCCCGCGCGCTTCCCCGTAAAGCATCTTCGCAAGCGCTTCAACCTCCGCCGCGTCCGGTATGTATTCCGCTTCCGGCGTTTCCGGCGCAAGCGTCAAGAGCGGGGAAGGGGATAAAAGCGGCGTAGCCTCCGCCGCCGAAGGCGGTATTCCCTCCTGTTTGCCTGTCCCGCTCCACGGCATAAAAGCGGCAAGCGGGATCGCGACGATCACCAGCGAAAGAACCGCCGCAAACTGTCTTTGTATCCTCTTCACATTTCCACCCCGCCGTCCGCTTCAAGGGATAGCCACCATTCGGGATTGTTCCGGAAGCATTCGTTCGGGCAAGCGTCGCAATTCTCCGCCGCGCACCCGCTACAATACCGCTTTTGAAATTCCGCGTCCCACGGCGCTTCGATAATCGGAAGGGAACGCAAGAACCGCCCAAGCTCTTGCGCGCCCGCCGTGATTGCTTCAAAGTTTGTTTTGCCGCTCGACGTTGCCCGTCTTTCTTCGCTTGCCGCCATGCCCAGCGCCGCCCGCTGTTTCAAGACGGCGTAATTCTCGAACCACATTTTGTAAAGCTCCGCTTCCGTTTTCCGGATCGCGTGTTCAAGAACCCGCACCGTCGCTTCGGACAAGTCCGCGATCGTTTCCTTGATCCGCTTATAGTCCGCATATACGGCGCAATACTGTTCATAGGTGTAAAGGTAAGATGTGCAATCGTTCTTCGGGCAGTCCTTTTTCAAGGCTTCGCCGAAATCCGCCAGCGGCTTGAAAAGAATTAAAGTGTCTGTCAT